CAAAATGAAATTCTTAGAGAGCGTTTGGAAGTTCTTTCATCATTGGATGAATACATTGGAAAATACTTTTCTAACGAATGGGTTAGGAAAAATGTTCTCCGACAATCTGAAGATGAAATTAAAGAAATGGATAAACAAATTAAAGATGAAACAGGTGTAGAAGCAGATGATGCTAAAATTAATCCAGATCTATTAGATTTTCAAGACACAGGTGATTAAATAATGAGTATTTCTAAATCTAGTTTTTTAAATAATTATAAAAATAAAGTTGCTTCGAGTGATGATTCAGAAAAAATAAATGAAGCAATTCGGTATGCTTTCAAACTTACAGATATGTATGGAGTTGAAAGAATTAACAAATCAATTTTAGAAGCTTCTGTTGAATTTAAAATTGATGAAAACTTGTTAAGAGAAAAAATAAATGATGAATCTTTTATATTAGACGAAAGGAATTAATATGAGTGATGATACAACAAATGTAAAAGCAAGTCTTATTCAAAGTGTACTTGATAGGAAATTTTCTAAAGCAAATACAGAATTTGCAAATTTGATGAGAGATAAAGCATATGCTGCGATTGATGATTTCAAAAATGCATATAATTATGTTTCGATTCAAAAAGCAGAAAAGGAAGCAGATAAACAACCTGAGAAAAAAGAAGTAGAAAAAAAGAAGGAAGCTGAAAAAAAGGAGAAATAAATGAAATTAATAACAGAACATACAAGCGATGTAGAGTATATTGTTGAAGGTAAAAACAAACAACAATATATTAAAGGTATTTTTATGCAATCTGATATTAAGAATCAGAATGGTAGAATTTATCCTTTTTCTGTTCTTCAAAAACAAGTAAAAGAATTTAACAACAATTTTGTAAAACAAGATCGTGCATTGGGTGAATTAGGACATCCTTCTGGCCCAACCGTTAATCTTGACCGTGTTTCTCATGTAATCACAGAATTACAAGAAGATGGTAAAAATTTTGTTGGAAAAGCAAAAATTATTGACACACCGAATGGAAAGATTGTAAAAAATCTTCTTGAGTCTGGTGTTCGTTTAGGTGTGAGTTCAAGAGGACTTGGTTCTGTAAAAACAAATAAAGATGGTGTAAATGAAGTTCAAGATGATTTTGTTCTTGCTACCGTTGATATTGTTTCCGATCCTAGTGCCCCTGACGCATTTGTTAATGGCATCATGGAAGGAAAAGAGTTTAGTCTAACAGGTGAAGTTGAATATGATATTCAACAGGAAATTAAAAATACTGTAAAGGCAAGACTAGAACAAAAGAAGATTGAACTATTCAAAAAATTTATGGGTGGTTTATAATTTAATTTTAATTTAAAAAGGAGCTATTAAAATGGCTGAAGAAAATGGACAAGTTGAAGAAGCAGAAGTTATGGAAGATGTGAAAATTGAAAAAGAAATTGATGAAGCAGCAAAAGATCATAATAAAGATCAGGGACTTCCAGCACTAGATCCTGAAAAGGGTCGTGAAGAATCAGAGGAAGATGGTGAAGGTGGAACGAAAAAAGCTGCTGAACCCAAAACAAAACCTTCCAAAGCATCTGCAAAAGCTGAAAGTAATCACGAAGATGAAGAAGAAGAATCTGAAGAAGAATCTGAAGAAGAAGAAGAATCTAAGAAAGAAGAAATCGAAGTTAATGTAGATGAAGATGTTGCTGCATTGATTAACGGTGAAGAACTTTCTGAAGAATTTAAATCTAAAGCTGCTACAATCTTTGAAGCTGCTGTTAAATCTAAAATTGCAAAAATTCGCAAACAGATTAGAGAAGAATCCAAGAAAGAGCAAGACGAGCGTGTTGCATCTATGCAGACAGAAATGACTGAGAACATGGATAAATATCTCAACTATGCTACAAAAGAATGGATGGAAGAAAACAAACTAGCAGTTGAAGCTGGAGTTCGTACAGAAGTTACGGAGAGTTTCATTACTGGTTTGAAAAAACTTTTTGAAGAACATTATATTGATGTTCCAGAAGAAAAAGAAGATGTTTTTGAAAGTCTGGTAGTCGAGAATAAAGAGCTCGAAGAAAAACTAGACGCACAAACGCAGAAGCACATGGACACGGTGAAAGAGTTAAATACATATAAGGCTGCTTCTATTTTCCAGACCGTTGCAGAAGGAATGGTCGATACTGATGTTGAAAAGTTTAAAGAATTGGTAGAGGATGTTGACTACGATGCTGATGACCAGTATGCGGAAAAACTGAATACTATCAAGAATAGCTATTTCAAATCAGACAAGAAAGACGAAGTTGTAGATAATAAGAAAACTGCTGGCACAAATAATCCAGTTGTAGATGGACAAGGTGATAGTCGTATGGATAGTGTAATGAAAGCAATTTCTTCTTTATCAAAGAAATAATGGGTTGAGTGATTTAGACTTAAATTAATTAAACAAATTTTAAAGGAGTACAATTATGTATTTATCTGAACAACACTCTGAGAAGTGGAAGCCAGTAATGGAACATGGCGATCTTCCAGAGATTAAAGATAGTTATCGCAGAGATGTTACGCTGCGTCTCTTGGAAAATCAGGAGAAGTTTCTTCAAGAAGCAGCACCTACAAATAGCATGGGTGCATCTTCTTCAACAGCTGGTGCTGGTAATATTGACACATGGGATCCGATTTTGATTTCTTTGGTTCGACGCTCTATGCCTCAAATGATTGCTTATGACATTTGTGGTGTTCAACCAATGACAGGCCCTACTGGTTTGATTTTTGCTATGAAAGCACATTATAACAATCAAGGTGATGAAGCTTTCGGTGCAGAAGGTTCACCATGGGCAACTGGTAAAGACGAAGCAGATACCTCTCATTCTGGTACTAGTAATCACGATCCAATGTCAGATACAAAAAATCCTTTTGCTGCTGACCTTGCTGCAGATTACCGTACTGGTGAGGGAATGACAACTGCTGGTGCTGAAGCTCTCGGTGATGGAGCGGGACCAGATTTTAAAGAGATGTCTTTCAGCATTGATAAAACTTCCGTAACTGCAAAATCTCGAGCTCTGAAAGCTGAATACTCTACGGAGTTGGCTCAAGACTTGAAAGCAGTTCATGGTCTTGATGCTGAAACAGAATTGGCAAATATTTTGTCAACTGAAATTCTGCAAGAGATCAACCGTGAAGTTGTCCGTACAATTTACACAGTTGCAAAACCTGGCGCACAGATTAATACGCAGACTGCTGGTACATTTGATCTTGATACTGATTCAAACGGCCGATGGTCTGTTGAGAAGTTCAAAGGTTTGATGTTTGCTATCGAGCGTGATCGTAACGAAATCGGACACGAAACACGACGCGGTAAAGGCAACTTTATGATTTGTTCTGCTGATATTGCATCTGCTATGTCTATGGCAGGTATGTTGGAAACAGGTCATGGTTTGAATACAGACGATACAATGTCAACCTTTGCTGGTACAATGAACGGCATGAAAGTATATGTAGATCCTTACTATACATCTAATGTTGGACAGTTTTATGCACTTGGTTATAAAGGTGCATCTGCTTATGATGCAGGTCTTTTCTATTGTCCTTACGTTCCACTACAAATGGTTCGTGCTATGGGTGAAAATACATTCCAGCCAAAAATCGGTTTTAAAACCCGATATGGAATGGTAGCTAATCCTTTCACATCTTTGACTGCAAATTCAAATGTATATTACAGAAAAGTTAAAGTTACTAACTTGATGTAATTTCGTTTTTTATCGAATCAAGAGGGATGGGGATTTTCCCTGTCCCTCTTTTTTTTTGGAGTTATTTATGCACGAATATAAAGCTAAAATAACAAAAATAGTTGACGGTGATACTATAAAATGTGATATAGATTTAGGCTTCTCAACAATCCTCGCTAATCAAACCATTCGTCTTTTTGGCATTGACACTCCCGAATCAAGAACTAGAGATAAAGAAGAAAAATATTATGGAAAATTATCAACTGCATTTTTACAAGATAAATGCCCTAAAGGTTCATATATAACCCTTAGAACTCATTTAGATAAAAAAGGCAAGTTTGGGCGTATTTTAGGTGAAATCATAGTTGACAATGTTAATCTAAATCAACAAATGATTGAAGAAAATCTCGCGGTTGAATATAATGGTCAATCTAAAACAGATATAGAAAAAGAACATCAAGTTAATAGAGTAGCCTTAAATAGACGAGGATTCACTTTTTCTTAACTTTTTCCTTGTATTGCTGTTTTTTATGTGTTAATATTTGCTTGTCGGTTGGTTCAAATTACATTATCTATTTATTACCTTTGCTTTACATATTATAAATAGCTATATAAATTAGTTATTAATATTCTTACGAGTTAAATAATGCCTTTACAACCCAATGAAATAAATCAATTAAATGCTATAGCATTTCATACTAATATTCAAAGATTACCAAATGTAAATTATTTTTGTCAAAGAATAGATATACCATCAGTTAATCTTGGAATAGCACCTCAAGTAACTCCATTTTCAGATGCTCCATCAGAAGGTGATAAACTTACATTTGAACAATTCACAATGACTTTTATTGTGAGTGAAGATATATCAAATTATTTAGAAATATATAATTGGATGGTAGCTATAGGATTTCCAGATAGTCATAAGCAATTTACTTTAAAAACATCTTCTCTTGGGAATACTTCTGTACGAGAACCACAAACAATAAGATCTGATATGAGTGTCATAATTACTACAAACAAATCTAATCCAAATTTTAATATTACTTTTAAAGATGCTTTTCCTGTATCTTTGGGCAATATTTCTTTAGATGCTGCTACAGCTTCATTAGAACCTATCCTTGTGGATGCTACTTTTGAATATGTTGGCTCATTTTCAATAGAAAAATTCAACTAAATTCTTCCTTGTATTTACAATAATTTTTTGTTATAATTATAATTATGAAAATTGATGATATAAAAGAAATGATTGATAAAGATACTGCTTTTTTGAAAGATGAGAGTCAGATGGATAATTCTTCTCTTTCTATACCAGAATTGCACGCAAAATATCTCCAATTAATATATGATGAAAAACTTGCATTGGAATATTTTAAAACAGAATATAAAGTTTTAAAGCGTAATAAATGGTTATATTATACAGGGAAGGCTGATCCAGAAGTATATGCAAAAACCCCATTTAATTTAAATATATTAAAAGCAGATGTTGATAAGTTCCTTGATGCAGATACAGATTTAAATGCAGTTTATTTAAAAGTAAAAGCACAAGAAGAAAAACTCAACTTAATAACAGAGATAGTTAAATCTGTTATGGGTCATTCTTTTAATGTTGGTAATGCTATAAAATGGAAGAAATTTTTGAATGGTGAGCTTGGATGATTGCGGTTGGAAAACTGAAT